AATATATAAGGTTTGGGCATTATACCTGCAAAACCTCTGTTTGTCAAGTATCTTCGTAAAGAAATTTTGAGCAAAATGCCCAAATAAATCAAATAATGTTTGATATTATTTTATTTTGTTTGATATTGTTTTAAAACATAGAATTTTCTAAAGAAAAGGCTTTTGCAGTAGTATGCCATATAACTATAGCGTATCTATTGCCAGAGGTTACTTCTGTTGTACCGTGCCAGGTTTGAGACGGGAAGATCGTAATATCGCCTGGTACTGGATCATATACAAAACCACCTAAATCCTCAGTGTATAGATCAAAATTACTCTTTCTTTCAAACTCTGACAAATAGGCAATCTTTCCACCTTCAAACTCATTGTTTAAATATAATACACTTGAGCAAACTGTTGGATGAATTCCATGCTGATCTTTATGCATTCGTAATTGTAAACCAGGTGTTAGTTTGGTAAGGCTGATTCCTTCTATATAGAGATGTGGTCCATCGTAATGGTAATATTCTTTAAATACCGCTTCGGCTCTACGTGCATAATCGTAAAGTTTTTCCATAAGTGGTTTGGGATGTACCGAAGGAGCAAAATCATTTGGAACATTAGATCTATAAACATCTCCTCGATCGTAGGCTTGACCTATATGTTTCGTAAAGACTTTTGGATCTTCACAATGTTTGTCTATATAGTCTACCCATTCCTGGGCCTCTGAATCTGAAATAAAATTATTAATGATCTTTATGTCGGGGATCAAGTTTATGCTCCTCACGCCAAGCCTGGCGGTTGAAAAGGTCGGGGGTATATGAAAAGAACTTAGACAAACCTATAAGATGAGTAAAGGCTACAAAAGCATTAGCAAGATCTCTATCTTCTTGTTTTGCAGCATTTGGATTATTCATTCTAGAAAAGTGTCTTGGACTCATAAAATAATTATAACACCATATGTTTGATATGGGGTTTGACAATACCTTCGTAATCTGGTACAGTAAAGGCTCTTCGTAATAAGGTTTGATACTAATGTTTGATATCGGGGGCTGTGACCTAAATCACGCCCAATCAACACCAGCCTCAACAAGCATATCTGCTAATGACTCATAGGACTTATTTTCAGGAATCTCAAGTGCCCCACAAAGTAATTCAAAACACTCATTCACATAAGCCTCAACTAATGGTGTAGACTTGATTATATCCATATCCATGCAGTATGCTAGTGGCAAACCAATATCGTTATATGTTATAAAATCCTGCAAACTTTGTTCATCACGATATTCCATCCAGAAGTTTGCAAGGATCGCACATCTTTTAGAAAAGTCTGTATTGGTGTTGTTGTCTGTCATAACTATCTCTTTCATATTGTGCTGACTCTGCTATAACCATAAGACGATTATAGGATACCATTGGTGCTACCCTCGCTAGATAGACTCCAACTTTATCTATGTCAAGCCTTAAGTCTGAAACTATACCTGCGAGTTTGAGGGCAGCCCTCTCTTCATCAGTCATAGCGTATCTCATGGTTCCTCCATTGTATCAGAAAAGCAGGAGGGGCGCAAGGTAAGAAAGTAGGAAAAAACCTCACGCCCCATCCTTATTTAATTAACGAGAAGCGACCCAACTTCTCGTGCCCCAGCATAATAGTTGATGTATTCATCTATTGTGTGAGAAGAATCTGTATCAATAACAGTATTAGTAGTAAAATCGACCATTGTGTAATGATATTCTTCCTCCCCACCAACTGGCCCTACATAAATTCCAAACCCAGTTTCTGAGTCCCAATCAGAGCCAATCAATTGGCTTATAACAATACGCAATGCATAGCCTGTATCACCAAGACGTGGCTTAGCCTTCTGCAGGGCCATAGCAAGGTCTACATCTTTAGAGTCTCCACCCCAGTGACTATATAACGTTAGAATGCCTTCTTCAGTTTTGAAATGGAAATTAGTTCTTGCTCCCATTGTGGGTCCTTTCGTTAGTACGGATATCAAGCATATCAAAATCCAGCGGTAAAGTCAATTGTTCGCACATTGTAGATCTCCTAGTAGTGAAAGTCAACAGGTACTAAATATTGTTTTGAAGCCTTTTCAGGGTCTTCCAGGCGTTCCTTAAGGTAAACAGTGGCTGCTGTATACTCCTTACCGTCAAAGAAATGGCTATCAGGATTATAGTTGTTGCCTAACATTTCAGAGGCCAGTTTGACATAGTAACGATTCATATCAAACCTATCATCTGACATATCACGACCGTCAGCAAACTCTGAGATATCAGAGAAGAATTTATTAATGTCCATGCGCTCAATATAGGATTTCATGTTTTGTGTACGCCATTCAGTTATTTTATTTAAAGTCTCATTAAACTTTTCTGGATGTTCTGAATGGGAGATTACATCCTCTTCTGAATCATTATATTGATTGTTAGGGTTTTCACTCCACCTACCCCCACCCACTACGTGCCAGTCGGACCAATCTGCGATACGATAACCTTCATCGCTAGGTTCCAACAATGAGTAGACTTGGCCAAAGGCATCTTTTTTGCTTTCTGCCTCAACAGTAATATAGTGAATTGTATGCATTATAGGGTCTCCAGTTCTCTTAGTTCTTCTATTGTAGCGCAGGCTGGGCACTTTTCCAAATCTGCATCTTGAAACTTATCTCTAATCTCATTCTCAGGGTCGTCCCATTCTTCATGACAGTTCTCACAGAAATAAACGGGTACACCAACCAAAACCTGTATATCAGTATCTTCAGGGAAAGGAACCTCAGTAATAAAGTATCCTAGTCTATTTACAAATCCCCAACCAGACCAGATATAACTACCGCCGTCATCTCCGTCACCATACATCCAGATATTTTGTGGATTCTGGGATTTGACAAATTCTACCTCTTCGCCATATGTTTCGAACATGATACCAACACCGTCTTCATTTTGAAAAGAAGCATGTGGGTCAATGAGATTAGGGATTGGCTTATATGTTGCTTCCCACTCATCCATTGTCATCTCAACAAATTTACGCATTATACATATCCTTTGCTTTATCTAGTACGATTGCAAGAGCCTCAATTGCTCCCTCATGATAGTCTTGCATACTTGAATCATCTTTGTCAAATTGGCCATTCTGACTATCTACTTTAGCAAAGATATCAGAGAGTTCTTGTTCATGTTCGTTAAGTTTGTTTTCAATAAACATGATGAGTTTTTCTACATATTCCGTGCCAATCTCAGTTGCACAATCGCCACACATGGCAGATTCATTTTCAGTGAAGGGTATGCTGCAGCCACACTGACAGCACCAAGATTCATCACGCATTCCCATTAGAATGTCTCTTCAGGGTGGAAGTTAGGTTCGACATTATCTTTTGCAGGCTCATCATAGATTAGGGCAAATGCTTCTGATAACCCCATAGCATAGCCTTCTGCTTCTTTGCGTTCGAAGCCGTCCATAGCATCGTCATAGCCTGTTTCAGCCTCAGCCTCGTGTAGTTCATTGTAATTAGTCCAAGCAGTATCAATCATTGCTTGAAGCATTGCTTTCTTATCCATACTTTTTCCTTTTTTTAGATTACTATAATTCTAGCATTTTTGGGCAGGTATGTCAAATATGCCCACACCCACAGCCACAGCAGTAATTACATACAGTATCGTAGGATTCACAGTGCTGATCTAGATCTATATCCTCACCACACCTAGTACAGTTAAACATTGTACGTGGACAGTCTTCATAAGGGAATTCCTCCTGTTCCTCGCAGGTACAGAAACCAAACTTCTCAACCTGAGTCTCATGAGTTAGTTCTGCTAAATCAGACCAATACATAGTATCCATCATTCCCCCCAGTATCTTAGGATAGTTTTCATTGTCAAACATAAGTGGCAATCACAATCTCCACCATTCATGTTTTCTATAAAATCAAAATGAGAGTAATTATCCTCATAAATAGTAGTAACGAGTTCGTCTATGGTATATGGCTTATAGGTTGTTTGGGTCATACATTTATTTTACTGGAATCATGGGGAATTGTCAAGCCCTTCTTAATACGTTCTTAATGAAAATGTAATTAAAATCACATCTCGGGGGCTTTTTGTTTTTTATTTTATGATCTGCAAATAAAAAAAATAAAATAAAAAAGTGAGCAGTTTTAATTCATGCTCAGGAATTTTTTTAATTATGCAACTTGCATAACATTCTGCACAACTTTTAGCAGACGATTTTTTTCTGCGTTAATTGATGCATCGAAGCCAGAAGCAGCAGCAAGGATTGATTCGTTATTGCCACCACGAGCAGAGCGATACCAGTCAAGGCGTTCAGTAAGAGCGTTAAATGCACCCCACGCATTACCAGCAATCATGCCATTGAATTCGCCAGTGTAAATATCATTGATAACATCAATTTTATTTTCCCACTTCTTCAATGCGCCCTTAGCATCTTTTTCAGGCTTTGGATAAGCAGCAAGAACAATATCGTTAAATTGCTTAGCATTAACTTCTTGCGAAATCATAGCGTGAGCCATTTTATCGAATTCGTCCATGTATGCATTAGCAAGACCAAGAGTCTCACGAGCAATCTGCACTTTACCATTGGCAGTTTGTGTGTGGCGAATCTTGAAAGATTGCTTAACGCCATTTTTCTTACGACCTACGCCACCAAGAGCAAGGTTAAGAGTATTAGCGCATACTACACGAACAGGTGTAATTGATGCCTGAATAGCGATTGAGCCATCGTGTGATGTGTTGATGAGCAAATAAGTTTTTACTTTATCTGCAACACCATTTGGGTCTAGGATTGTCTCACGCTCAAGAGCAAGAGAGCCAAATACTACACGACCGCCACGAATAGCACCAGCAGTTTCCCAACGACCTCCGCCGTCTAGGATATTATCACCAAATGAAAATAAATCTTCATTTTGCAATACATGATAACGCTCACCAACAACACCAAGAACATCAGTTTGTGATGAATCAGTAGGATTGGTACGAACAACATATTGATAAGATTTATCAGATGTTAAGTGAGATGGAATTTCCATATCTTCTAATCTAACATTCCAATTAGATAGATTAGCAGCATCTAGCATTTCGCTAGTAGTTTTTTCTTCAGTGAATACAGTGCCTAGACCATGCCAAGCAGGTTCACGGAATGATGCGAATGAAGCAACGCCATTTTGCGTTTCGAGTTCATGAGCCATTTTTTTCCTTTCGATTGTTAATTTAAGTATAACAGGACAGGCTGACAAATGCAAATCGAGATAGTTAAACATGGGGCAAATCGGACATGTGGCTTAAATCACAGGATCTTAAGGCGTGTCGTAACTTGACAAATCAAAGTTTTGCCCCCCGAGCATTTTTGCCAGGAATAGAATTGAGAAGGGGCCTTTTAAACTCGTGCCCAGGAGCGGTAGATCCTAAAGAAAGGATGAAAGGGACCTACCAGTTCTTTCAATAGTCAACATTGTCTACAGACGATGACACATGTGTGATTTTGTCAATGTCATATGTAATTGCATCAAAATCAATATCGCTGATGATTGAATCTACGTCTTCGCCTGCAGGTACTTCTACGGTAATGTAGTAAGTAACGTTTACTTCAACTTCAACTTCCTTAGTAAGTTCGAATCCACAAATTTCTGCAATCTCTTCTGCATTGGTTTGGGAAATCTCACGTTGCTCTAGGGCCTCAATTGTCCATGTATGCATACCGTCACGAATTCCCTGCAGTTCACCACGTGTTGCATAGTCACGTTGTGTTACACGCTGCACGTGCTCCTCTAACTGCTGAATGCGTTCGTCCTTTTGAGCAATTTGAGACTTAAGATAGTCCTCAGTGGCATTAATCATTGTTTGGTCCATTATTCAATATCCTTTCCCATTGAATCCATTTCGTTAATTGTTTCAAGCATATCATTTAACTGCGCTTCTGTCAAACAAGCGTGTGTGACTAATGAGGCTGTTAGTGAAGCAAGATGAGCAGAGTAGTGAAACATTGCGTCAGAAAATTCTTCGTCAGTCATATTTTCACGAGATGAAGAAATTGACTTAGCCATAATTAATGTGCTAAAATCTGTGACGGCACTTCCAGTAGCGTCTTGAATTGCGAGTGCGGTTGATATCATTTTTTCCCTTTCTTTTGTACAATAATATAATCATAGCACTGGGGTCTGACAAATGCAACTTAATAGGCCCTCTTAAAATGTGATTTGGGCCACATCCTCGGGGGGTCCAAAATGTCCGAATTATTTACGCATAAATTATGAGCCTTTTAGTGCCATGCTCAGGGCGTGTATCGCAATTTAACGTTATGCGAGAACGATCTCACTAGGGGACTTTCGCAGAAGATCTGCCGTGAACGCAAGTGAGAAAACTAAGTGAGTTCTTACTTACGACATTGGGCGAGAACACTCACGAAACTGCCCCTGTTTCGTTCGCAATTAGTAAGTTTTTACCATTGCAAATCGCTGTTGTCCATTTGCTAAGCGCAACATAACACGAGTTACATTTTTGCTTTGTGGCACAAACTTTTCAATTCGTCCTGTAACACCTGTTTTGCTTGTTGTGAATAAATCACCAATTTGGTAAGTGTATCCGCCTAATGTCATTTTGGGTCTTGCCTTTCTGTTTTTGGGTCTTATTATTATTTTACTAGATTTTGGCAGGGAAGTCAAATACCCTCCCCTGCCTATCTAATTACAAGTATCTAGCGATAGCGTTGTAGGTAGAAGTAGAAACTACTTCCTCATCTGTCATCTTGAGAATACGGATTGCGTTCTCAATTTCCTCTTTCATTTCATTGTAAGAGTGTTGGTGTAGAACCTCAAAATCACGCTGTGGTTCAGCAGGAAAATCTGCTTCATTACAGGTTAGGTCAAAATCTACATTGAGAGTTTTGTTCCAAGAACGATAGTTAGTGCGGAAGTTTTCTGCTTTTGCTATGTTAGCAACAGCAAACTTGCCAACTTCCTTACGCCACTTTTCTCTTGCCTTCTCATACTTTGCTTCGTTTTCTGATTGGTTAGCCCAACTCTTGTTGAGTTCTGCTAATTTAGTTTCTAAAGCCTTGATGACCTTAGTTGTAGCGATTTTCACGCTAATTGCTTTTTGGTTTCTAGCCATTGGTATTTCCTTTCTTTTTGGGTTTTTGGGTCTTATGCTATCATAGCATTTCTACGATAGAAAATCAAGTGAGCAGTTTATCCTCCACTTGCTCAGGTGGCGTTAGCGTTTGCTAAATTACTTTGCTGTCCAAGTTGTCCAGCGAGGTGTTCCAGCGACATCAAGTTTTACACGAACACTTTGTCCGTCTTTGTTTGGCTTGATTTCTGTGATAGTGCCTGTTACCTTTGACTTCTGTGAAGTGTAGAGGTCGCCTACCTTGTAAGTTGCTGTTGCTACTGCCATTTTCATTTCTCCTTTTTCTAGTTGATAATACAATTCTAACATTTTTTGAGATTTTTAGCAAATCCAAATCCACTATTTTTTGTGTGATTTAGACCACACGACAAATAGGGCAAAACGGACATTATTGGTAGAGGAATAGGGCTATGAGTAATAGGATAAGTAATAAGGCTATTTTCACTTTTTACTCGCACTAAATACTATGTCTGCCTTGTTGAATACGCATAGACTACATTTTACACACGCTGAGCCTTCTTTGTCAATTAGGGCAATTCGCTTAGCATTTTCAGGGCACTTAGCACCAGGCTTGCCAATCATTGCCTTTAAGTCTGCTTGACCTACCGCAAAATTTTTGGCAAGGTATGCAAGGCGTACTCCATTAGTTTTTAATTCTAAAGCAATTTCTTTATTCTCTTCATCAGTACTAAAATAGAGAGATAGATTAGAGATACCATTAAGAATTGTTGCTGCAGATCTAACACGAGTATAGACCCAGAATTGAACATCGCTATGAGTTTCGATTACATCTTTCCATGCGTGTGCATAAGTATCATTAAAGAAATCACCGTCCCAGTGAATGCGGAATAGTTTAGGTGCGTCTTTCTTTTCACAATCACTTTTGAAATCAACAATCATCTCATTAAGCAGAGATACCATTGTTTCTTTATCTGCGTCTTTCAATAACTCCCAATTATGCAGGAGGACCGCTCTTACTCCCTTGTATACTCTTTCGAGTTTTCCTGCATAGCAAACGCTCTCACAAACTGAAGTGGCACCAGGACACGAGAAAGCCTTTCCAGCAGGCAATCCAAATGTGTTGGCAATTGTTGGGGTTTTTCCATTTTTTGAGACAGCATTAGTGACCTTCCTATCATTACTTCTTTTTAGTTTCATTTCTCATCCTTACTTTTATTTTCTAATTCTATCATTTTTTTGTTATTTTGTCTAGTATAGTGTTTCTTACTCTTAACAAACGAGGCAGCATTAGACCTGCGTAATTCCATAAGGATACGCAATTGTTCAGGTGTCTTTTTTTGTCTCATAAAATAATCTTATCATAAAAATATCAGATAAGCAAATCATGGGAGGTTCTACTTAATCGTAACAAAACGGACATTTCGCCCCTCGGGGCTTTTTAGTCTTCTATATAAACATAGAAATCAAATTTTGCATCATCACTTACTTCAATTACCTCTAGTTCGCCATATTCATCTACATAAGAAATTGCATAACCATCTTTAAGTGAATTAATTTCTTTAACTTCACATACCATGCCATCAATACCAATTAAATCGTCAGGCATGAGTATATCAACACTGAACACATCGACTTTTTTGAGATCCATATTCAATATTGTAGCAGTCATTTTATTGCTACCTTGCCATTACGATAAAAAATCTTAGTGTGCATTTTGCCACTAGGTTCTGATAAGTTAATTGTGCGATACTCTACGGCATCTCCAAAGTCATTAAACTTCTGATAAGTTTCAACGGCAGTTAAAGCGTCGCTAAATCTACCAACCCACTCAGGGCTAGTAGAATTATCATTAGTGCTAGTTACGGCATAAGTGTATTCCATCTTAGTATTCCTCTCTTTCGATAATCCATGCGTCTAAGTGGTGAGCCTCAATAATAGCATGAGCAGGGGCAGTATTCAATCCACGCCATGACACGCCTTCAGGAAGTTCAATATCTGCGTCCCATAGTCCTAAATCATTTACTGCGTCAATAGCCTCAATACAAGGCTTGACCATAAACTTGGGCACTGGTGGATAGTGATTAGCAGATAAGTGGATACCAATCTGCGTTTCAATATCTAAGTGGATACCCAAATCCTCTAGTGTTCCGTCTGCCATTTCAGTTGCCATATTGCTTCCCATTAGTTAGCCTCCTGTGTAGTCCAAAGTTTATCCATTTCAGTATAGTCTATCTCTGCGTTGTTAGCAAGGTAGCAGGTATAGCAATATAAAGCGTCCCAAGATACTTTATTCTCATTACAACCAATACAAGTTTCTTCCATCGCTACTTGATAGAAATCCTCATTAGTTAGGTGTTGAGGATTACAATCGCACCACTCAATATCAAAGTCCTCACCATTAGCCCAACCCTCATAGCCAAGCCCATTACACATTTCGCAATTAGCAATCGCTTCAATCGCATTTTTCATTTTACTCATTTTTTCCTCTTTTCTTTCTAATTCAATCCTAGCAGTATGGTCTGACATTTTAGTAGTCCTCAACCCTCACGCTAACTGTTGCCCACTCATCTTTAAGTGAACCTGTTGGGCGGTATCTAATAGCAAAATCTAACCAACCCTCAGCAGGATAAGTATCCTCACGCTTCTCAGCATAGTTAATTATTCCGCCATTAAATCTGCGCTTCATTGAAGTTGGCGCATAGTATTGGTCAATTAGTAAATCAACAATAGAATAACCTCTCATTGTTTTTTCCTTTCTTTAGTTTCAGGCTTCCAGCCTATCATTTTTATTTTTAGAAATCAAATCGACACGCCGTAAATTACATGCCCGTAATTCTGTGATCTTAAACACATACTTAAAGTTATACACAGCCTGTGGATAACCCCTCGGGCCATTTTAGTTGAAAGTTCAAGCAGTTTTAAATCATGCTTAGGATTTTTATTTTACTTTTTTATTCTTTCAGTTCGCAAAGCAATTTGCAATCTGCGAATTTCTTTTTCAAGTTGAACATTACGATTCCAAAATGCAATCATCATTCCAAGCGATCCAGCGAGTGCAATTACAATTGCGATTAGTGTTCCGTTATCTAGTATCATTTCTTTCCCATTCTCTTTTGTTCTCTAATTGCTAGGTAGATACCAAAAAGAATTGGTGCCCATAGCATTATTTGTACGAGTGATGTTATTAGTCTATTCATTGTCATACTAGTAAATTCTCTCCATATACAGCCTGCAAGAATTTTTCTTCATTGAAATTAGGATTATCTTCTGCAAACATATCAACAAAATCTAAAACCATATATTTGAAATCTGAAATTTCAACAGGATTATTTTCATAGTAATCACGCAAAATTTTTGCTGTGGCTACATAGTCTTTTCTAGTCATCATTAGAGTTTAGCCTTTCCAATAAGGCGACCTGAGATACCTAACAAGTCGCAAGAAATTTTTACTGCGATACCTGCTGGCAATTTGTCAGGGTAGTTAGAAATAAAATCTGCTACCTGACCTTTAGTAGATAGATTGACAATAGAGGTAGAACCATTGAAGGTTTCTAGTTTTACTTTATACATTATTTTAGTTTTCCTTTCTTAGAGATTTTCTGTTTTTACTGCGATAGTGCGATAAGTATAACCGCCACCCTGCTTACGAATTTCTACAAGATAACTTTCGCAACCCTCATACCAAACTGCGTGAGGGTGTTTTTCTGCGTTGATAATTTCACCAACTACTGAGCGAGAGTGGTAAGGCTTTCCTACAAGTAGGCTTTCAATTGAATAGACATTTGCTGACATTTAGTTCTCCTTTCAAGAGACTTTCATTTTTACTGATAAGGCTATCCTATCAGAGGGGGCTGACATTTTGGCTACTTATTTGCTAAGGCTCATTGTGATTTATCTCACACTTATTTGCTTAGGCTCATTAGCCAATTTGTCCTTTATTTAGTTTTGATACTGAGTATCCTATCAGATATCCCTTGAAAAGTCAAGGCGACACGCCGTAGGCACTCTGTGATTTATATCACTTATGGATACAATCACTTTCAATCTCATGACCAAACTCTTCAACGAGTTCCTCATAGATTTCATCCATATAGTCTAGATAGTCTGACATTTTAGTTCTCCTTTCAAGAGACTTTCTTATTTAATTCTTTATAGTAGAATACTAGCAGATAAATCTCAAAAAGTCAAGTCGACACGCAGGACAAAACGGACATTTTAACAAATATTTTTGTGGTATTCATCACACTTACTTAAAATGGACAAAACGGACATGGCTCGGGCAATTTTTGCGGTGATTGTCAAGATCAACACGCAAAAACTTTTTATTTAGTCAAAGTAAATTGCACCTTTAACGTCTTTATGATTAACACAAACATTACCACGTGGAATTTCTACGTGACATTTGAAACAGAGCATTTTAACTTCTGCTTTTGTTAAAATTGCTAATTCTAAATCTAACTTAGTATCAGCAGAAGCATTTTCTAGTGCAACCCAACCTGCACCATTTGAATTCATTTCAAAAATTTCTAAAGTAGCCATTAGGATTACTCCCAACTTCTAGTAGTAGCGAATACTACACGCTTACTAGGTGTGTAGTTTTCTAACTCTTTCAAGTTAGTTTCTAGGATAACTCCCTTTTGAGAGAGTAGGTCTAACATTTCGTTAGCAGATTGTTCATCTTTTACGAGAACACCTAAACAAGTACCAAACTCGTTTTCTGAGTATTGAATTTTATAACTTAGTGAAAACATTTTGTTTTCCTTTCTTTAGAAGTAACCTTTACTTCTTTATCTTTATACTACGTATCCTAACATAGACCACTGACATTTTCAGGGGTATAAATGGGATAAATTGGACATTGTGGCGTACCTCACATATGACGTACATCACATACGTAGTTATCCACAGAGTTATCCACAGCCCCGAGGAGATGTCCGTTTTGCCCTATTTATGGTGTGGGGTACATCACATGCGACACGCCGTGGTAGGACTTGACTTTTGGGGAATAGTGTGCTATTATTCTACTATAAGAAAAATTAAATAAGAAAGTATCTAAGAAAGGATAACTAAAATGAATACATTTAACAAACTTCACCCAATCTGTCCAACATGTGGACATGTATCCCCTGAAAGTCAGGATAGGATATGCCCTAAAGACAAGACCTACAAGGTCATGGAAATCCTCACATTTGATGAGAACATGTACCTTGTGAGGTAACTCACACACGACACGCCGTCAAGGTGCTTGACTTTTGGCAGGGTATCTGATAGGATACTCCTAGAAAATTAAATAAGATTATTACTACTAAAAAGAAAGGTGGTCTAAAATGACTACACTAACAATTACAAATACTACCCTTTGCGATAAGGGACATACTCCTCACAAGGAGAGCATCTCAGTTGTTGCTCACAACTTTGATGATGCTGATTACTACACTTTCTGTGAAGTGTGTGAAAATAACATTGAAATGTTTTCCTACTATGATGATGATTGTGGCGTTCGCTACTCTAAGTGGAGTGTTTCTAAATGAATAACCTACACATCTACATCTGTGACAGTTGCGATACATTAGCAACAATAACCCAAGAGGGTGCAACAATAACAATAAATAAATGTAAGTGTTCTAAGGAGAACAACTAAATGAAAGTAACATTAACCTCAATGAGTGGCAACACTCGCAACATACAATTACAATCTAAACAAGAAGTGTTAGATTTTATTGATTTATTTAAATCAACTATGGATAAACACACAAGGGTAAAAATTACTTGTGATTTGGTTGGGATAGATGGGTACCTACAAGGTACAAAATAAACCCCTAGGTAGTGGGTGACGAAATCACGTCCTCACTATCTTTTTTATATTTTTATTCTTAGATCATGCATCATTCATCTGCAAAAAATATTCAGATTTACATGAAATAGATAGTGTGCTACAATAGTATTATGGAAAATGAAATTTGGAAACCAGTAAAATCAATCACATTACGCAATGGCACTGTTTGGTATTTTGAGGGATATGAAGTATCCAATTACGGCAGGGTACGAACATATAAGCAAAAATATGGAAGAATGCCAGCATCCTCAAAGGGTACTATAAATAATAGGCCATTAAGATCAAGTCCAACACTAATCAATGGTCGTTCTGATAAAAAAGGTTATATACAGTTTTATTTATCTGATATAAACAAAAAAAGACATAACGTTAGAGCACATGTATTAGTTATGCAAACCTTTAAAGGACTTCCAAACGAATATGAGGTGGTTTGTCACTATAATGATATTAAAACTGACAATCGACTTGATAATTTACGATATGACACTATGAAAGCAAACTCTGCTGACTCTAAAAGAAATAAGGCGTATAATTAAGATATGTGCGAAGATAAAGATTGTCAATGTGAATCAAAACCCATAACACCAACAGATGCTATGGGTAGAGAAATGTTTTGGCTAGACTTAGGTCGTCCTCAAGACTGATTTTCAGCAGCGATACGATCTCGCCAATACTTTTCAGTATACTTACGCATATTGGCAATATCCTCATATTTTTCACGGGTATCTTCAGTAAGATCCTCTAGATCACAATTCATAAGATAAGACTTTAGATCATCCATTTATAACTCCATTTTCCTTAAGTACGTCATATAGCATTCCATTGACGTATGTTAACTCTTGTTGAGCCTTTAGAATATATTCTTCAATTTGTTTGGAATCTATTCCTTGTTGTGCAGCCATTTGTCGATTAAAAGAATTAATCGTATCAGTCATTAACTGAACTGCTTCATCTTTATACATTGTTATTCCCATCTACTCCAAATGGCCAAGGATAGTAACTATATCCCAATAGTTTTTCAGCCATGCCATTTGCACTTTTTGTAATATTAAATTCGTTCAATGCAATATCTGCCTCAGACATTCCACTATTACGAAGTTCTTCTATTTTTGAATTTGTTATTTTTTCTACAGTTTCAAAATACTGCATTACTTTTTCTTTATGCTCTTCTGGAATTGCCATTTCACCACTTCCCAACTGGACATTTTGCCTTAGATAATGTTGTTTTCATTTTCATAAAACATCCACATTTTCTACAAGTTTTTGGAACTGGACGAAAATGTTCACATGTTTTGCAAATCTCATATCTTTCAAGTGCGACGGTATCAAGAACTCGTTCTGATCCATTGATCAAATCCCAAGGCTTAGCATCATCCGTCATTTCCACTCAATCTCCTGATTATACGTTACAGAATACTCTCCTGTAAAGATTTCTGCATAACTTATTATATCAGACATATACCTTTTGACCGTATTTACTCCTACCTTATCCACAAGGTATTTCTGACCTGTGACGAGTTGCTTATGTGGGATTTGTTCTGATAGAAATGCTTCATTGAGGGTTTGGATATACCGTTCTTTTCCATACCGCTTGTTTGTAAAAGACTGGTTTGGATATATTTCTCTTATCTTTTTATCTTCTTCTTGTATTGCATCTGTGTTCCAAATCACATAAGATACAGGATCACATTCCATCCTAGACGACCATCTTCGCATATTATCTCCGTACTTCTCCATATTCTGTAAAGTAGAATCGGAGAAAGCCATGCGTATGCGGTCGGTAAGAGATGTTTGGACTTCTGTTGCGAACGCAACCAAATATGCGGTGGCGTAAGGAAACTTGGCGGAATAAGTATTAACGCTGTAATGTGTATTAGGGTTAAAAGACTTATTAGACATACCGTCTTCTTTTAAGCGCATGTGGTTTCCGATCGAAACAAAACCATTCATGTCGCAGTCAACGAAAAGACATTCTGTCGGATTTACATCTTCTGCCAAACAAAGGATGTTCTTGTCATATGTGCCGACAACCGTAGAACCGTTATAACGATTAATTAACTGCGCCGACATAAAACCATCCATATCTGGCGAAATTATTAATTTGTCCGAATACGATAATGTCTTTAATATCTCTGTTTTCATTTTTTAAAAACTCCGTTTATAATATGTGTATTATGTTTGCTACTCAAGGGATCGCTCTAGTAATCGAAATCATAATTGGTGCATGTACTATTCTAGCAGGTATTGGTGCAGGAATCAAGTGGCTAACCAAACATTATTTTGATGAAATCCGAGCAGAATTAAAACCAAATAGTGGTAGCAGTTTAAAAGACCAAGTTACTAGATTAGAAACACGTATGAATGAAGCAGATCAAATGCGTAGAGACATGGATAAAAAACTTGACAAAATGTATGTAATTTTACTAGACCATGTTGTTAAAACAAAAGAATAATTTTTCCTATATATAATATATATAATATATATAATATATTAAATATATAATATATATCTTTTATATAATATATAATAAAAGTATACACCAACTTCCTTTACCTGACTGTTATTTCTTGACTTTTTCTTTGTGATATTGATTACACTTTTAAGATAATGTCCTTTTTATCCTGATATGATATACTTTTTATAGGCTGATATTTAAGGGAGTTTCTTATACCCACCCCCTTAAGTATCAGTCTTTTATTATGGTATAATCTAGTATTATGGCTATCTGTGGACCTGAAGTTTTTGGTGCTGACCCCCTCAATATTAAGTGGACAGTTGTTCGTGGTGATACCGCCACACTTAAAGTCGAATTCTATGAAAATGATGAGGCAACCTATTATGACACAGATGGATGGGAATATGTTGCAAGCGTATATTCTCCAAAAGAAGATATGATTGATGAACTAGAAACTCAGGCTGGTGATGGGTATGTAGAAATTATTGCATCTCCAGATATAACAAAGAATTGGGGAACTGGATACTCTACTGGATCTATCGCAGAGTTCTTATTTGATTTACAAGTTACATATGACGGAACTGTTTGGACCCCAGTAATCGGTACCGTTAATATTTTAGGTGATGTAACCTATGGAGGTTTATAATGGCTGTTATTAAAATTGTTCCAATGCCTGGAGCATCAACACCAGGATCACAAGGTCCAGCAGGCCCACAAGGGGCTACAGGTCCACAGGGGCCAGCAGGAATACAAGGAGAGCCTGGCCCACAAGGAGAACAGGGAATTCAAGGAGAGCCTGGACAGTCTGGACTTCTATCAGCATACAATGCTTCATTTTTTAGCACACAGTCACAAACTGGAACTGCAAATTCTGCACAAGCAATGACATTTAATAATACTGATTTTTCAAATGGTATTAGCATTGTAGATAATTCTAAGATTACAATTGCTCATGCTGGAAAATATAATATTCAATTTTCTGCACAAGTACACAACAACGGTGGTGCAAGTGCCACAGTAAATGTTTGGCTATCAAAAAATGGTACTGCATTAGAAAATTCAAATACAAGAGTATCAGTTGCATCTAATGATCCATACGCTGTTGCAGCATGGAACTTTTTTGTAGATGTATCAGCAAACGATTACTATCAACTTTTCTGGTCATCTAGTAGTGCAAATACTGGATTAGACTATCAGGCAGGGCAAACAATTAATTCTGTTTACCATCCTGCAATCCCTTCTATAATTTTAACAGTCAATCAGGTAGGGGTTTAGCGTAGAGAGTCATGGCTGTTTCTAAAAACATGGACTTTCCAATAAATAAAAAGAGCGGTTATGCATCTAAGGTTCAACAGATAGATCCAGAAATCACTCCTGGAAGTAATCTCATTCCTATTGTTGGTCCACAAGGTCCAATAGGACCGCAAGGTGAAAAGGGCGATAAGGGCGATAAGGGCGACAGAGGCGAAAAGGGTGAGCCAGGTATACAAGGACCCAAAGGAGAGCCTGGTACGTCCTTAGAATCGGTTCTACCGCCATATTTACAGAAGCCTGGATGGGCTTTATACCAAAATTCAAACATTAGAGACTTCACTTTGGGAGCAACCAGAGGAGAAGACGGTTGGGTAACAATATTTGTAGATCCAAGCAAAAAAACAACATTAGAAGATTTTCTTCCAGAAGACAAGATCAGCCTGTATAGCGGAGAAACACATAGAATTAATTTAAAACACTTAAAACTGGGTACTCAGATAAGAGTCACGTATACTTTTGATGTAATAACACTAACAAATAATACAGAATTATGGTGTAGGTCATACTTTCCAGATACTGAAAATGAAGTTACTACGTTTGTTTCATTATTGAAATATCAATACGAATACCCGATTTCTGAAACCCATACTTTTGCACTTACCAATGAAATCGATAAGGTTAGCGGTATCGTACCTCAGTTACGAGCAGACATGGATTGTATAGTTAGAGTCAAATCTATTACAATATCAGTCTGCTAACATGGTATAATAAATCAGGAGGAACTATGGCATTTCCAGCAACGTACAACATTAACTACTACAAGGGTGACACCTATTCATTTGAGATTTCACCAAAAGATGCTGCTGGCGCAGTTTTTCCTTTAACTGGATATACACCAAGCATGATGATTGCTTCTGCCAGAGATCATGCACCAGATTTCTCTATTACAGCAACAGCAGATTTTAATGATCCTACACAGAGAACTACTATTATTTGCACTATTACACCAACAATAGGAAGACAATTAACAGCAGGAACACAATATGTTTACGATGTTCAAATTGCAAAAACAGATGATTCTGAAGTATATACACTGCTTACTGGCACCATTTCTGTAACTGCAGATGTAACGGGAGCATAAAGTGGCAATTGAAACTACAATATCCGTAGATACTGTCGAGGTCATAGGTGGACCAGCAACAATTAATTTAGATTTAGAAGTTGGTACTGCAGGAGAAAGAGGCGGAAAGTTTTTTGCTGGTTATGGAAATCCTAATGACAATCCTCCAGTAGGTGCTTTAGCAAAAGATCTTTATATAAATGCTCAGTCAACATCAGATGAATATTCTTTTTTATATCAGTATGTAAATAGTAATTGGGTTCAACTTTTAAAATTACAGCCAACTATTTTAGCAAAAATTGATGATGCAACTTTTGATAACGGACTAGCAAATATTATGATTGCAGCAAATCAAATTCCAACCTCTCTTTCTTTGACTGCATCAAACTTTAATATACAGTGTAATGTTATTAATTCAAATCCTACAGTTGCGTCTATTTCTTCAATAGTTTATGCACTAGAAAACGGTATTCTTAAATTAACATTTGATGTGAATGCAGTAGAGTTTATAGATGGAGAGTGGTCAAAGATAGGCACCAATAAGGCTGTCCATATCCTGATTACTGTGGTATAATTTAGGATGGTGATGAAAAATGGCTTCTGAAGATATAGGTGCTTTATTTAATACAAAGATTCCAGGGTACGATGACCCAGCCGACATTCAGGATGCCCTAAAACTTTTTCTATATGGATCTACAACATATGATGAAACAAACACTGATCCAAATAATCTGCTAACACCATCTTTGGCAAAACACCTACAAACAATTAAAGACAGGGCAGAACTTGGAACTGGATCAGATTATTTAACTGAAACAGAAGTAGAAAATCTTACGCCAACAGATGGATATATTTGGGTAGATGTAAATTCAACTGGTAATGGTCATCCAATTTACGCCACTGCAGTTTATACCAATGAAGCACCTACTACTGGTTTGGCTGACGGTATTATTTGGGTAGATAAAGATGCATCTCCACAAAGAGCATATATTTATGATGCAGGATCATCCTCTTGGGTACTTATCAATGAACTTTTAAATATTATTGATGCAAGTGGAGACCTTGTTTATGGTATAGGAGCAGACACAGTAGCACGACTGCCAATCGGTTCAGTCGGAAAAGTTCTAAAGGTTTCTTCTTCTAATTTACCAGCATGGGAAGATGATAGTTCTTACTCTCTTCCATCGCAATCTGGGAATGCTGGAAAATTCTTAACAACAAATGGTTCAACTGAAAGTTGGGGAACACCATCAGGAGGTGGAACAACATTAATTACAGATGTTCAACTAAGTTCGTCTACTGGGTATGACTTTTCATCAATTCCTGGAACGTATAAGAATTTAGTTTTAACATTCAGTGGTTTGAATATTGCTGCACTTAGCACAAACTTTGGATTAAGATTTAATAATAATGCAAATGCTGTTTATGAAAATTATACTCAATATCAAGAGTCGCCAGCATCTGCACCAACATCTTATTCTTCTTTAGATACAGTAGTTAATGATACATTCTTTGGAAATCAGACAACTTCTGGAAATCAGTATCAAAGTGCTAGAGGATCAATTACTATCTATGATTACGCAAGCACAAATAGAACTAAGTTTTATAGTGCACAGGTTGCTCATTACAGCAATAACAACGGTAGAACAAATTTCATCAATATTATAGGTAACTTCAATAGCACAACACCAATCACTTCCTTGAACATAGTAAGATTCACAGGAACGTCGACTATTACTAATGCAGCAAATACGTCAATTAGATTATATGGGGTGTCATAATGAAAACAATTCATAATGTTGAAACTGGAGAGATTACCAATAGAGAATTAAACTCCAAAGAAGTAAAACAACAGATTACTGATGAAGCAGCATGGAATACAAAGCAAGCAGAATTTGAAGCAAAGGCTAATGCTAGGAATGAAGTATTGGCAAAACTTGGAATTACAGAAGACGAATTAAGGTTGTTAGGATTATAAAATGGCACTTACAAACAAAGAAACATCTGGAAAAGTAGCATACATGTATGATCAGGAAACTGACAAGTGGTATGCAATAACTGGTGCAGTAAATACTAATGCTGCATATAATTGGACTGCTACACAAACCTTTGATGCCACATCAATTTTTAATACAGTTGTAAATTTTAATGATGTTGTTTTTTCAAAGGCTGGCATTAATAATTTTGCAACTACCGCAGCAAGAGATGCTGCAATAACATCTCCTGTTGAGGGCCTTACCTGTTATATTAAAGAAACAGACGAAATTCAATTTCATGACGGATTAAGATGGAGAAACTATTCTGATAATACAATTACTTCATCTAAAACAACATCTTTTACATTAGATTTTGCAGATGCAGGTAGAAGTCTTAAGTGTGATTCATCACTAGATATTGTAATTACAATTCCTGTAGCATCTACTGTAAATTTTGCAATTAACTCAAGATTAGATATATTGCGTTTAGGCTCTGGCAATGTTTCTGTTACCCCAGATTCTGGAGTTACACTTTTAAGTAAAAATAATAATAGAAAGATTGCTGCACGTTATTCTGGTGCTACCTGTATAAAAATTGATACAAACACCTGGATTTTAATTGGTGATTTGACGGCTTAGGTGATCTGATGCTCGGATTTTTAGGTAAATGGGCTGGATCAAAGGGAATGGGAAAAATTCCTAACCTTGTCGGACTTACAAGAGAACAGGCAAAGGCAGCAATTTCTGCTGCTGGATTTAATTTTAGAAACGAAGTTTCAAGAACAGATTCTGAAGGCGCAAACTCATCTAATGATGGCAAGGTAAAATCTCAGTCCAAGAATGCCGATGACCTAGAGGACTACGAATCCGAAATTGATTTTGATTATTACACATATGTTCAAAATACTCAAAACACTCAGAATACTCAAAATACAATTCAAAATACTCAAGCAACACAGAATACTCAAAACACCCAAGCAACACAAAACACTCAGGCAACACAGAATACTCAAAACACCCAAGCAACACAAAATACACAAAACACTGCATGTCCTACTCACTGGGGAGATTGGTTAGACCTAGGAGTTGAAACTACATATGGCTGTGATGGACTTTATTTTGTTGAAAGAAGTGTACTTAGTCAAGCACGTTTTGAATATGATTGTAATAATAACTGGACATGGGGAGTCGAAACTAGAGAAGTTGGAACACCAACAACTACTAAAACATTAGTTAATGGTCAATGTGGATATGATTCTCAAAACACACAGAATACTCAGAATACTCAGGATACACAAAACACACAAAATACTGTATGTCTGGAGGACTTCATACCATCTGGAACAGTTTATCGCTCAGAGTGTTGTGGAAATGCTGTTAAATTAAGATATGTTGATTGTAATGGTCAGGTAACAAATACATATGTGTATGAATGTATAAGTTCATGCTATACACAAGACACTCAAAATACCCAAAATACCCAGGCTACCCAGGCTACCCAGAATACTCAGAATACTCAGGCTACCCAGAATACTCAGAATACCCAGAATACTCAAAATACTCAGGCTACCCAGGCTACCCAGAATACTCAAAATACTCAGAATACACAAAATAGCGGTGGCGGTGGCTATGGAGGATGCTTTGTTTATGGTACAGAGGTATTACTAGCAAACGGTACATGGAAAAAAATAGAAGACTTAATAATTGGCGATGAACTTAAATCATTATCAATTCCAGACTTACCGCTAGATGAGTCTTCAAATTATCTAAATACTTGGTCTACCAATAGTATTAATGATGTATCGTACTCAACAACCTTTGTTACAAATACAAAGCATGATGGATATACTCAATACTATAAAATTAATGACAGTATTAATATAACATTTGAACACTTTGTGTTTGCTAAAAAAGACGGTATTTGGGCATTTAGACAGGTACAGTCACTAAATATTGGAGATAGCATATTAAATGAAGATTGCGACATAATTGATATCACATCTATTGATATTATTAATAGCGTAGTCCAAACAGTAAATATCGATACAGAACTTACCGATGTTTATTTTGTTAGAGGCATGCTTGCCCACAACTTTATGATAGCCAAGTAACGGAGATATAAAATGAAAAAAGAAATTCTAGACAACAGGATAGTTGCTTATACAGATTTTTTAGAAGATCCAATGTCTTTGGTAAACGATGTTGAAAATCTTCAAAAAAAATATAATTTAGACTATGTTGCAAGTACAATAAATAATTATGAGGAAGATAGACATAAAGTTACATCTACCGCTTTTTGGTTGCACACACATCCAAACGATTATACTGTTGGACCAGAGTTTGTTCAAGATAAACAATTGTTGAATGCAAAAATTGATAAAATAATTTTTGAACCTTTTATGGATTATATTAAATCTTTTTCTCCAGGAATCTCTGAACGTGAACGTTGGGGGCTAGTCAGATATGAAGATACAGAATTTTTAACATGGCATACAGATGGAGATGCAAAAAATAAAAGAAAAGTATCTTTTGTATTTTATATAAATGATGATTATGAAGGTGGAGAGGTTGAGTTTAAAAACTTCATTGGATCGCCCTATAAACCCAAAAAAGGTACCCTGTTGATGTTTCCATCTTTTCCAGAGTACCTTCATAGGGTTGTACCAATAACAAATGGTACAAAGTACGTTTTTATATCGTTTGCTGTTTAATTTGGGAACTGCTTCATGAGTTCTTTTGTTTTTGGTGTTAGTCCATGCCAAGAAGACCAATCATCCCCACCATGTGACATATAAAATGCAATATCGGCATTTAATACTGGGTTGAATAATTCAGCATTGGCGGTTAGATTAAACTTTTCTCTACGATCTGGACCAAGGTCGCCAATCATATTAATTTGAAATAGTCCAAATGAACTATCTCCAGTTCTATGGCTTTGGTTTAAAGCCAAAGGTCTTCCATTAGATTCTTTTTTAGCAACAGCCCAGGCCTCTACAAGGTGCTTTCCTCTAAAACCAACTGCCCATAACAAATCCTTTAATTCAAGGTCTGTAAGTTTTGTATAGTTTCGATATTTTGCTAATTTATCTTCTGCCCTAGAAACAACTAAAGCCTCTTCCGAGGCCGAAGATGCTGCCGAAGGTTGATCTGTACTTATATTATTATTCACAAGCACGTCTGTATTATTATTCACAAGCACGTCTGTTGCGTTTGCAGAGTTTGACCATACAGCAAACATCAAAAGAATGCTGAGTACGCCAATGATTTGCTTCTTATCATTCATAAAGTTAATCATAGTTTCCTCCTTAGAAACAAACAGCACCTTTTAAGGGGTGCCATATTACTTCTTAGTATAACATCCTTTGATTTTGTTTGTCAAGTCCTAAAATCAATTGTGGTATAATAAAAACACTATGGCTGGTCAATCTTCTAATTTTTCATTACCATATCCTACCGCCGATGACGCTGTAAATGTGCATGGGGATATTAAAAAACTAGTAGATCAACTGAATATTATACTTCCCCCACTTGGTATTTCTGCATTTCAACTTGAAGCAACTAATGTGACAGACATCACAATACCAGCAGGGTATCCAGTATATATAACAGGATATTCTAACCTATCTAGCAAACCAACAATTGAACCATCATTACCAACAACAACTAAACCAGTTTTGGGAATTACTAAAGAATCTATTGCAAAAGATCATAGCGGTGTAGTTGTTGTTGCTGGAGTATTAGAAAATGTAGATACCCATTCATTTCAGGATGGAGATGTACTATATGTTAAATCTGGTGGGGGCTTAACAAATATTAGGCCAACAAATGGTGCTGCTGCCGTTGGGGTTGTGGCTCACGCAGCATATGCAGTTGATAATGGTATTATAATTGTAGAGGCAAAGGGGAACGGTACTTGGGGTGCATTGAAAAATGGACTTTCATAAATCGTTAATGGTATAATTAAATTATGGCGGTATTAAGAACAACTACTATTACATCTACGCAAGCAACAAATGCTGCAGGTGAAATTCCTGTTGGTGCAATTCCACCAAAAGTAAGATGGACAGTTGTTAAAGGCGATAGCGCATCTTTTAGAATTTATGTAGAAGATGATAATGCAAATGCAATTAACCCAGAAGATTATACAATCAAAGCAGATTTCCGCAGAGGTACAGCATTATTGTTTTCAACAAATCCATCAAAAACTGAATTTGATAGCAATGGAGAATTTACAGTATATCTTACTCCAGCACACTGCAAGCAATTAGCAACAGGAGATATTTTTGACGTTCAACTATCAGATTCTGTAGTTGTTTGGACTGTTTGTAGAGGAGTAATGACAGTTATTGATGAAGTAACTGATCGTGAATAATGGCAAAGCAGGTTGTAACCACAATAACGAGTGCAGCCTTAGTAGGATTAGCAACACTTAATCCAATAGGCGAAATTACTAACCTAGATAGTCGATATGTCGAGGTTGAACTAACACAAGCACCCAAAAAGGTATTAGTAAATGAATACTTACCTTTTAAACTTAGAATTTCCAATGTAGTTTTAGATGGCTACACTAGGAAAAATCCAGCAGGGATCGGAGTGGCTATTATTGGACACAGCAATTACATTCTGTGAAAAATAATGCTATAATTCATACATGGCAAAGTTATCATTATCATTAGTCAAGAATAAATTTCAAACTGGAGATCGTCCTACACAGGAAGATTATGAGCATTTAATTGACTCAGTATCTGCTCAAGCAACAGATCTTGGCACATCAGGCAATAACGAAAATACAATCAACGGAATAGAGAACGCTACAGTCATCGATAACTTTAGTGCATCCGACTGGCGTATGGTTAAGTACCTTGTTTCTCTATCTATGACAGCATCAGGAAACAATAAATTCTATGCTACAGAAATTACAGTTTTAGTTGACGGTAATAACATTAACGTCAGCGAATATGGCACAATAGACAATGATGGGAATATTGGCACCATTAGCGTCTCAAGGACTGGAAATACCGTCGCTTTAACAGTGACTCCAGATCCTGCAATTACGCCAGTCACAGCACGTTTTGCACGTATTGGACTTAAGGCATAAATAAGGAGATA